CGCGATGTGAGATCTTAATTTCTCTTCTTTTCTTTCTTCATAGCATTGCTGACACTCATGAACTTCATCACAAGTGCAGGTCAACTCTGGGGATATGTTATATAACATAAACATATCATTTGCATCTCCATACAGCATAGCTTATAAATTATCAATTAATATTAATGAATCCAAGTCAGCATATTTACCACCATATACTTTCTTACTGTCAACACCTTCAACCCATATAGAGTCTTCAGATACTTCCAAGTAATATTCTATGTCAATATTACCACCTACTTGTGTGTAATCCCCGGGAGCCTCTGCTCCTCTCCTATTGATATCTCCCATTACATACCCTACAGTAAAGAATACCATAGAGAATAATGCAAAGATAACAGATGTAATCATATACTCTCTTTTCATATGTTGGTTTGTTGGTTACAAAAATAAGACTACCCATTAAAGGGTAGCCTTGTTTGTCAATCTCTCTTGGATTCTGTTAGAAACAGAACCTTTAAGCTTACCATCTCTTGTTACTACAGGAGTAGTAAGAATAAAACGGCTTAGTATTGTAAAGTCAGTATCATCATTGATAAGACCAATACAATTCTCTGCTATAGGTGAGCCTACAAAGAATCCTATTCCCCATCTCTTACCTTCAGTAGGTATAGACTCTAAGACAAGTAGAGAAGGATCCTCAGTTGTAACAGGGAAATTAAATCCTTTATAGATCCCTGTTCTTAAGAACTGCTCAGTATATGACATAGAATTAAACAAGTAATCCTTGTTCTCTACATTCTTGATACCTTGCTCCATTAGTTCTTGCATTCCTTTTGCTGAAATAGTAATTTCCATACTGCTTTAAATTGTTAGTGAATAATCTGGTTCTACAATCTTACCTACAAGTTTAACTTCTAGGATTTCATATCCTACCCCCGGAGTCTTGCTCTGATCTAAATAATCATAAGCTCTAGATATAGCATCAGCAATATTACTTCCATGTATATGGATATACTCTGTACCACTAGATTGCTTTACTGTAATAAGGAATAAATTCTTCTTCATCTGTATGTTGTTTTAATTGGTTACTAGTTTAGCTATATAAAATAAGTATGTATATATAAGTATATAGTATTATAAGAGAATACTAATACCTATAAATATGCTATAGGAGTGAGTACTATATACACATATACACACATGTTAATACTAAATACCTTAGTATAACACTCTTTCCACAATTTTTAATTGGTTAAGTACCAGCATGTTAGTCTACTTGCTCCACCGTGTGGAGACAATCAGGATTCTTCCTATAGATCATACTGATATATTCTTATACACCTAGATAAGTAGATAAGAATATAAGTAGATAAGTATACACTTATACAAGTGTACCTATATCTGCTTTCTTTTGCAATCAATTACACTGAAGGGTTGGCAAAATAAAGGAAAGGAGCTACAAGTAAACAGCATCTACAAGAGATACTGTTATTACTTGTGCTATAGTAGTTACAAGAGCTTCATTAGCTTACTATATATTCCGTTATGTCAAAAGTTACAGGAGAGACAAGTGTTACCTTATCTCCCCTGTTACAGCAGTACCTGAACTACTTAATTTTCATTCAGGTCATCCTCTTCGGATGTTGCTGCTGCTGCAGCTGTTGCCTTCAGCTTCGCGGCCATACTGCCTGCATTAGGTGCTACATACTTAGCCACCTTAGCCTCAGCTATAGCCTGTCCCAAATTGCCACCCGCCATTTCAACTATGGCCTTGTCTTTCCGGAATTCTGCAGTGTCAAGATCCCAACGTCCGGCATTTTTGCCAGACAGGTTCTTGCGCATCTGACATACATCAGTTGCTGCAGGATATCCCGTAAAGAACAATGGTTCTCCAGAGTCACTGGTTCTATAGTTATCTCCCTGAGATACCATATAGTCATTCAGTGCTGTTTCATCACCTGTTACAGTGTAAACAAACACCGTCACCAATTTACCATCCTTGTTCACCTTTGGATAGTTTGTACTGTAATTTGCTGTTAGTCCCATCTTTTTTAAGTTTTTAAGGGTTATACATTTATTTATCAAGTGCTACCAAGGGTTGGCAGAAAAGAGGAAAAACAGTTACTAAGAGAACAGCTGTTAATGCTGTTCCCTCAGTTACATTTACTGCAAACCTAATTCCTGTTTATATGCAGTTTAGCCTTGTACTTCAGCTATAGGATTTATTAGGAGCTGCAGTAGTTACCACAGCTCCTGTTAGTTGAACTAATTACAAGCCAGTTCTGGAGTACTATCATCTTCCTCCAGATCCAGGATATGCATGATCTTCACAATCTGCATTGGTATCCCAGTCTTTGCATCAAGTTCTCTTGTTACAATCTTCTTCAGATTTACATAGTGAACTTGCTGCAACAATACAGCTACACCATCTCTCATGATGCGCTCTGTTACAATTCTTACTTCATTTGCCATCTTATGCTAGTTTTTAAGGTTATACATTACTGATACAATTGCTACATAGGGTTGGCAAAAAAAGGACTACAGTAGTTACTGGTGTTACCCTGTTCTGCAAGCAGTTACTGGAGTTACAGGAGTTATAAAAAAAAAGGGATATCCCCCCTGACTCGCTAGAGTCCAAGGAGGATATTCACTTTTGCCGTTTCTGACAGTTCAGACAGGACGCTAATGGATACATTAGTGAACTGGCCACAGTCAGAAGGGACTTCACTGTGCTTGACAATGTAGGCTTTGCCTATTGTCACAGGATTGCTGAAGGCCTTTATGTAGTTCTTATGGAGTCTGAAATTGCGCGGAGCGCCTTTGATGACTTCACAGAACACATAGTTAGCAGGATCAGTGTTGTACTTTTGTACAAGAATGCAGATGGTATTTTCCATTGTTAAATAATTTATTAGTTCAATGGAACTACAGGGTTGGCAGACAGCAACAAAACTTTTGACAGCAGGAAAAAGTTTTATTGCGGCACAGACACAACGGTCTAAGGGAGGCAAACACTAGGGGGTACCCCGTTTGCTGACACAGGCCGGGGTGGCTGTGATACCGACCCCATCACAACCTCTTATATGTCTCAAAAAATATATAGAAAAAAAATTTTGTATAAACCAATTAAGTTATTAGCTTTGTGTCAGATTCTTCTTTGTTCAGAATTATTCATTTTGTTAAAACCCCTTGTAGAATATACCTGGGGTTTTTACTTACTTGTATAAGTAAGTTATATTTAGTATATTAGTATATGAAGAAATTTGACATGGGTAAGTACATACTCTTAGTAGGCAATGATGCCACTGAGATCTTTGACTATTATAAAGTTCCAGAAATGCATGGTCTTAACCGTGCTGATGCCCAGGCTGAAGAAGTAGATAAGACTGTTGGTAATGGTGTTTACATATATGGATTAACTAATTATGATCCGGCAGATAAAAAGTTAACTGCTAAAGATCCATACAAACCTTTCTTGTTTCTAAACATGGGCACTTTTAAAAAGTATAATGTTACAGAAAAAGCCACAGCTGTTATGCATGAGACAATGCACATGAGTATCTTACTTAATAACTGGAAGATCACTGATAAGGAAGAAGAAGTAATTACTTTTGCTGAAGATGAAGCAAACAAGATTATTGAGAAGTTGGGGATTGATAAAAAGGAAAAACCTAAGAGCGGGTTTTTTAAAAAATAAATTATTATATTTGTTCAACCAATAAATAAGTATATGTCAGATACAACAATAATCCTGTCCTTAGTTGAGACAGATGGTGGAATAGAAGTCCATATGAGTGAGAAAGCCTATGATAACTTTGCTGTGATAGGTCTATTAGAAAAGATTAAGATGGATCTATTGAACCGTCCAAATCCTGCAGTACAAGATTTAAGAGCTATACAGAAAATGGATGGCCCAAGTAATTATGAAGCGTAATCTTTTAAAACCAACAATATGAAACCGTTTAAAAAACTAAGAGGAAGAACTATCCTGGTAGATGTTCCTAAAAGAAAAGAATCAACCATCCAATTAAGTGCAAAGGATGAAGATGCAATCATGCAGGAAGCTGTAAAGATGTGGAATAAACTTGTTATTTATGCCATAGGAGATAAAGTAGAAGATGTATCTGTAGGAGATGTAGTATACATCCGCACCAGTTCTCTCAATATGGAAACTGTAGAAAGAATAGATATTGATGGCGAAGTTAAACTTGTCCTTAATGAAGGAGACGTAGTGATTGTATGGTAATCCCATCTATTAAAAGATATAATGAGATCATGGCTAAAAAAGAATCTTGCCCAACTGCAAAACAGATAAGTGACATGCTTTCTCCTATAGATCTTTCCAATAGGATAGTCACATTGGATGATAGTCCTCATGAAGTGTTTGATGTTTTAGAAGCGTGGAATCTTGATGATGATTTCTATCTAGGCAATGTAATTAAGTATGTAGCTAGAGCTGGTAAGAAAAATAAATCTACAAAAAAAGAAGATTTACAAAAAGCTTTGGTATATTTACAAAGACGAATTGATTCATTATGATAAAAGGAATTATATTTATTGTTGGTATTGCAGTCATTGCATTTTTATATTTAGTACATAGTGCAATGATTAAACCTATATATAACAAGATGCATAATGTATGGGAATCTGATAAAGAAGGAAAAAGCATTGCTGACTTTACACTTATTATTATGTTAGTTATTGCATTTGTACTAGGTGCTATAATGTATTAGTTCAGCCTCTCCCTTATATATTCCAAAGAATCCTTAGAAATTAATCTAAGGATTTTTTTTATTCAAATATTTTTTGTATATTATAGTGTATATTTATTAAATCTAAAGACCATGAGTTTATCAGAATACAAAAGTCCAGTTATAAAAAAACCAAAGTTTGGCTGGCAAAGATATCAGTTCGGAAACAAGTCTGCAGCTGCATTAAAGTTATCTTTATGGGATGCTCACTTGTCTGAAATAGTTGTTGAAAATAGTGGTACAGTACCTACATTTCCAATTACTAAGTTTGTTGACCTTAACTTACTTCATGACCATGGTACTCCTGATTATGGTGTAAACGCATATTTTGCTGGTAAAATGTTATTAGCTACACCAATTAATAATCTTAATGAGTTAGTTCAATATTTAAATCAAAGAGATCCTTTCTTAGGTGAGTTTAGACCAACTCAAGATCAGTTAAATGTTCAACTTGTAGTGGATAAAACATACACTAGAGTTACAAATAATAATGAT